TGCCTTCGCCGATCGCCGTTAAATACATGGTGTCCACCACATCCAGACAAAACGTCCCCTGCAGCAAAAGATGCAAAATAAACTTGATGACGCTCAGTTCCCGACTCCGAAGTTTGCAAATGAGATAACCGAGGCTGTAAGGCATCAGCGACAGCAGAATCAGATAATCAAATACCATGATGGCGCCGCCGGACAGCGGGCCGAGCGGGCCGCCGACAAAAAACAGCATCGTCGATACCAAAAATCCCCATAGAAAAATACCGACATAAAACGGAATCGCCAGATATTTGTTGATCACCATGCCGGCCATCAGGCGGTCTTTGTATCTTGGTGCACTGTGGATCAATGACCATATCAGATTAAAAACGGCCAGGCATAAATACAAAATGCCGACGCATTTCGCCGCCGCACCCAGGCTGGCCTTTGCCGCCGATTGATAAACCGCACCATCCCATTTGAGCAGCAGCCAAAGCTCTGCATACAAAAAGAGAATCTGTATTGGTAAAATGCCATATTCCGAAAATCGTCTGCGCAAGGCTTGACCTTTTTCCATCGTGTTTGCCTCCCTGTTCCCAATTTATATTAAATGATATCAACCCTTTCTTTAGCATATCGCCTTTCTTTAAGGGCTCATCCGTATTTTTATCCTGCCGGGCAACATTAAAAGTCCCGTCAAACACAGTCCGACCCATGGGGACCGTGCAAAACATCCGCGGCCAAAAATAAAATCGGGCATAAAAAAACCGCCTTCCGGCGGTTCATTTCATTTGAAGTGGTGGGCCATCAGGGACTCGAACCCTGGACACCCTGATTAAGAGTCAGGTATAAAGCGGCTTTCTTTCTATACATAAAATACGAGCAGCATAAAAGAAACATAAATAGATTCTTATTAATCAAAGGCCATCAGATAAAAATAAAGCTGGAGCGTGTGCTCCAGCTTTATTTTTATTTCACTCTGATGGTCTGTCCTACGTAAATTCTGTTAGCGTTTCTGATGCCGTTCATTTGCTGCAGCTTTTGCCAGGTGGTTTTATACCTGGTCGCGATGCCTGCCAAGGTGTCACCGCGTTTGATTTTGTAATACACCTTTGCTGCAGCTTTCTTTTGGCCAGACGCGCCCAGCCTTTTGTTGACCTCAGCCTGGATGGCGTTGTAGTCATACCCGGCGGCAGCCAGGCGAACCTTGCGGTCGTTGCCATTGCCCCACTTCCCGGCGAGCACCTCTGCCGCGATTTCCGCGTTGGATTTCTTAGCAGGCTTTGCGGTTGCAGTGGTCTTGGCAGCCGGCGCGGTCGTTGTTTTGGCTGCCGCTCCGGAGATGCCAGCATAAGCGTTCCACGTTTTAATATCGCCATTCAGCACATCCATATCCATCGGTTTGTCACTATACTGCCAGAGAGCATAAGCGGGCCAAGCGCCTTTCTGCGGAGCCTTCACGCCGTAGCTAGCCACCCACAGGCCAAAGTTGGCCTTGGCAATTTGCGGATAGCGGCTAAGCGCCGAGCCTTGACAGTAAAACAGCGGGCGAACGCCGGTCTTTTGATAGACATAGTTGAGCCAATTCAGCGCCCAGACGTAGTTATATCTAAGTGCGTTGCCTTCCCAGTCCAGGGCAAAGATGGCTTTGTGTGCGTGGTGGCCGACAAGGGATAAAAAATGGTCCGCTTCGGCCTTCCAGCTGTTGTTTTCCGGACGCGCGTAGTGATAAAAGCCGTAGGGCTTGCCCGTAGCCTTCACAGCGTTATAGTGCTTGTCGAGCATCGGGTCCTTGAAGGTGCGGCCTTCGCTGGCCTTGATGATATAAAAGTCGTATTTGTGATAGTCAACGCTTCTATAATAGTTGCTGATATCGACGCCATGCATAGTCATTATTCGGCCTCCTGCTCTGTTGCTTTTCTGGTCGGCGCTGTCGGTGCGGGATAGTCATAGCCCAGTGCCTGAGTGCTGTCTCTGGTGCCTTCGGTGGTCGGGTCAGTGATAATCCCCAGGGCCGCCAGCATGTTGAGGGCGATGCCTGCTACTTGCAGCGCATCATTTTGCGCCACGGCGGGCACGATACCGACAATCCCGAGGATTTGATAAATAAATGCAACTACCGCCGCGATGAGGGCGGCCAAGGTCGCTTTGTTTTTTAATCTCAATTTTAAATTCATTTTCATTAGTTTGCTCCTTTACTTTTCTTTCCAGATTTCTGCTTTGATCGGCAGCTGCTTCACCCGCATATATAGTGCGGTCCCGGTGCCGTTGCCGCCGAGTTTGTGGTATACGTCATATAGGTGTTCGATGTTATCCATCTCCGATGCCGTCGTCCAGCCGCGCCGGATCGTCCGGGTACAGGCCGCATATAGCCTGTCGTGCAGCACGGTGACGGTGGACAGTTCGATCGTATCCATGCGGCAGTCCATCGCCGTCAGCCGGCGGTTCAGCGACAACCGGTCGGCATCCAACTGCTCCAGCTGGCGCCGGTCCCGGAAGTGCCGGATGATGTTTTTCCGTGTTTTCGGATAGATCATCGATGCCGCCGTGAGGACGACGATCAGAGACGATAAAAAGTCGGTCAGATGCTCAAAGGGGTGCATCTGCCATAGGATATGCATGAGTTCGTGCGTTTTGGTCACGCTCCTTTCTTGATAATTTTTTGCATTAAAAAAGGCCATCTAAGCGGTCTGTAGCTTGTCAGGTTACTGTATAGCGTCCGTCTATGGCTAAGTATGCAAAACCAAGACCCGTCCTTTTTTCGCACTCTTTTATGTCTTGCGCGCCAACGGAATCAATTATGCCTATACTAATGGTTCCAAAACTTTCGCCTTTAATGATATCTGACAAATTTCTTGATCGTTTTGCGTCTGTGTAGTACCCATTAGCACAGGCCGGATACCAACCCGATTGGCCATCTTCCCAACAGGCAGCTATCTGCGACCCGATGGAAAACATTTCATCGTATTGTCCGCTATCCGTACTTCCTAGCATTTGGTGCTCTTGGTACATGGACTCAAACTTTTCCTGATATAGTGAAAGGGTATGAGGAAATCCGTATATATTATGTATTTTCCAGTAGCTTGAACAAATTGTGACAAATAAAGTAGCGGTTATCACTTCGAAATTAGCTGGGATGACATATGCAACTTTCAGTGGCATTTTATGAAAAATCGTCCCGTTGCTATTCGCCCCGACTGGAAAAAACCCAAATTCAGTAAAGTTTCCATATGAGTTGTAGTTAGGCGTGTGTTTGAACACGATTTGCATCATGACGCCGTCTTTGTTGACGATGTTATTACCGCTTTTATCGCGGATATCTCCCCTAAAAACCCCGTTTTTCGCTTCAATCGACCCATCTTCAAGGATTTTAAAGTTATTATTGGCCGTCACCGTGCCGTTCAAGTTAATTTTGTTGGCCTTGATGCCAACTTCTTCCGCAGTCTGGTTGATTTCACTGATGATGCTGCCTTTTTTGACCGTGGACTTTAGGCCTTCCTCTGTCTGATACAGCCGCGTCTCGACTGCGGAAAAGTCGTCGGGATGGCTGATCCAGCGATGGGCAATTTTCCCGGCAACTAAAACCGGATGGTACAGATAAAAGTTTGTGCCCGTCCCAAAATACAAAAAAAGCTTATCGGACGAAAGCGTCAGTGTGACTTCGATCTTTTGCCAGTCTGTCGTGACGCTTACCGTCTGATCTCCGATCTTTAGGGTGGCCGAGGCATCCGCTTTGATATAGCCGGAAAAGATATATTCCCCTTCTCCTTCGATCTCCAGCTTGCGAAAGATAAAAGGCGTCGCTGTATCGCCAATGGCAAACTTCGCACAACTTTCAAGGGTTCCTTTTGGTGATAAGATAATTGATTCACTGCGTGTGTTCATGACCGCCACCTACGCAATCCGCCGCCAGATATAGACGGTAAAGTATGGCGGCATGTTGTTATGGGGTTGGTCGCCGCCGGTGTTCTGGATGTTAGTTCCAGCCCATTGCCAAGGCAGCGATGACGGTGCTGTACTTGAATTGTGATCGAAGATCGTGTAACCTTTGGTACCGTTTGTGCTGTTGCTGCGTATATTATGGCTATGCGACGGCATCTCGTCCACCGTCAGTTTATGCGTGACCTCGCCACCCGTTGCTCCGGCTTCATAAATATCCCCGGCGCCGAGCAAAAATCGGTCCTTAATCTGTTCCCAGGTACCAAAACCGTAATAGGCCGCCACTTTTTCAGGTGTGCTTAGGTCGACAGTTGTGTTGCTGTTCTTACTCCATGCAAAGGTATAGCCGACGGGCATCTGCTTTTTAAGCGCCGCCAGCTGGATATCAGGTAACATTTGTGTTAAAAAATTTGCCATCGATATCTGTTTGATATCGCTTCCGGATTTGATAAAAAGCGAATCCGCCGTCGTGGATTCCGCTACGTCTGTTATTTTTTTTACTGTATAATCTTCTGCCATTTTATTTCTCTTCCTATGCTGATAAAAATGCCCCCGAGATGTCTGTCAAGATCACCCCGGAAGCATCGGACAAAACCGTCGGTCTAAATTCATAAAAGATGAAGTTGCAGGTTGTGCTGTTGTGGATCAAATTGATCGCGTTAGCGGCCGCCGCCGCCACCTGTGCAGCATAGGCTTTTTCATTGGCTTCTTTCGCCAATTTCGCCGCTTCTGCTGCGTCTTTAGCCAGCTGGGCCGAGCTGTCCTGTATGCCCTTGGACAACTTGTTTTGCAGTGCACGAAAGTTACTGTAGGTGTTTTTATTTTTCGATGGATCTGAGAAGCTGATTTCCTGTTCTGATACTCGTGCTTCAAGTAAAAGCGTCGGATTAAAACCATCATCATGTATTGTGATTGTATCCCCAATATCCAGCATCACGGTGGATGTGGCTTCATAAGTGATCGCCGGTTGACATACCGACTTGATCTTTGCCAGCGCCTTGCTATAAAGCGTTTCAGCATTATCTGTATCATAGCTCCACTCCAGGTTGATATACTCATCTGCTCCAGCCGCCTGTATTTGCGATGGATAAAGATCTTTCGCCAGAGGGCAAAGGATATGTGTGTCACCTTTTTTAGAAATAAATTCGACCCGTCCATCGCTATTTTTGACCGTTTTATCAAGGTTTGCAATCGTCAGATCATCTGTACCCAGCGGCCGGATCGCCGTGTAAAGTCCCGTTTTATCGACAGTTCGGCGCACCCCTGATAGGTTTTTCCCGTAGTAGAGCGTCACGTCTTGCCGTCTCGTACCGACACCTTGATGATCATCGTCATGCGCCGCATAAATATTGAGCGTGATTTGCTTCAAAGTACCATCGCGGTTAAGCTCCGTAACGAATTCGCACTCCGCGTCAAACTGCGTCACGATTGAAAGCAAGCGCTCTAACTTCGTTGATGATCCATCCCACGAAAGCGTCCTTGTACGGGTTGCGGCCTCATTGACACCTATCGAGAGTTGAGCATATTGCATAATGCCGTTGTCGGTCAGATAGTCTATGATCGTCTTCGCCCCGCTTGCCTTCTTCGCCGGTTCTTGCTCGTTGATAAGCTCCAGATTTAAATTTTCGCAGTTGACGACTACCTCATCTTCGGTCTCCTCAACTTTCATAATGTTAAAGAGGAAGTCCTCACCATTGTACTGAAAAGATAAAAAGTGCTCTTCTGTGATCCCTGCCAAGATATCTTTATCCGCGCCTGCTTTTATGATTGTTAAATCAAAAGTAGAGGTTGCTTCTGAAAGATACCGATGCCAAGTATCGTCCTTAAAGTGCACCGTATCTGGCTTTTCATTGTCAAGGTAGCCGATGCGGTGCAGTCTTGAGTCGTGTATGCTTATAAGCATTTATAGCCACCTTTCTTGATACTCCACTGTGATCGTCGGTGGTGCGGCACACCACGAAGACACGGCGAATTCCATGGTATTATCCCCCGGCGAAAGCGTAAAAAATTCACTGCCTGTGACCATTTCATCATTGGACGGTAAACCATCGATTGTGATTGTGTCATTTTCGCTGTCTATCACTACTTCCGACGTAGACGAGTATCGATTGGGTATATCATTAAATTTTTCGACCTGATCTTTTCGCAGGTAAAACTGCACTTTTCCAGCCCTCATATCAGGCCAGCTTGTATCCGTGCCATACTTACCAATATAGACGTAAACATAAGCAACCTTTTTCCCAGTTGGAAGGCTCGCCCAGTAGTACTTTCGATCATAGTAAAAGCGCACGCGGTCACCTGTCTTAAGTACATCGCATGATCCTCTTTTGCTTCCGAAAGGATTCTTTTGTGTATCACGGGTATCGAAGCTCCATCGCTTATACTCGCCGCCGCCGGCTTTGCTGCTGTCGCCTGTCCATGCGAAAGCTAAACCGGAAGTGTTTGTCCGGCTGAATTTCGCCGCTCCATACCCAAAAAGAAGTTCGTCATTTTCATCTGTAAAAAGAATTTGTACCAGCCCCGTTTGGTTTTTGGCCGCAACGAATTTGATACCACACCATGCATAAAAATCCGCAGCCCCGATTTCACCATTGCTGTCTGCCGGCAATTTAAATCGCGAAAGACCACCGTGTAGGCCAGATGCGACGGGCTTAACACCGATGACCATCTCTTTTGCTGAGTTGACAGTAAGTGTACCCGTCACACCTGCGGAAGTTGCTTGCGGATTGGCTCCTGTATATGGTGCGAAGTCGCTGAGTTTATTGCTTAAAACCTCGCTTTGCTCGTAGTTTGTACCATCCACTTCTTCGATATTGCCCATTTCAAAAGCACCATCTTTTGACGCAATGCCGATGTAGCCATTTTCGGTGCTATGCTGCACACGGATAATCGGATAAGTGATTGCACTGCCCGCATTTGATATTTTCGCCGTTAAAACACCATCCACATTTGACGCTGGGACTTTTCGTATTTCATCTGATATCAAGTGCGGATCGGCGCAGTAAAATACCATAGAGCTCGTAACATTGAGCGCGCCGGCGTCTGGTGCGTCAATGCTTTTGATTGTTCCCGTGTAGTGGGCCGTGGGCTCATCGGCAAAGCGGATCGACCGGTTTTCCCCTTTCACAAAATTGGCCAGCTTGCGGAAGCGCGCCATAAGGGTTGACGCATCATCTGCCAGAATTCTAAAGACCACTGTAATTTCTCGCGCCGGCAGGCGCTTGCCATAGTAGTTCATGCCATCCACACCAGTCGGGCGGGCCTCATCGTCAACCTTGTAGTCAAGGCTTTCTCGCCCTCTGACGGTTAAAGTCGTGTATCCGGGCACAGCGTCTTCGATGTAGACACCGTCCAGGGAAATGGCCTCAGGGGAGCGCCAGGCCGACGCGCCCCCATTTTCTATCGTATCTCGAAAGTCATACATTCCCCAAAATGCCTCCTATCCGCTGTTTACGCTTTGAATCATAGTCGTTTTTCTCCTGTACATAAGCCGCGGTGCCGTATCCGACTTTGCGGCCATCAAGGTTCGACGTGACCTCAGCCGTAACATACACTTTCGGCCCATAATGATAGTTATCGCTTAGCGTCGTGCTCGGGCCGCTGTCATAGCTTAGCGTTTCGCGTCTCGGAATATCAATCAGATCCGCAGCGGCCTTGCGCACACGGTGAATCTTGTCCATGATCCCAATGGCAAGACCTTCGCCCCAATAGCGCCCATCCTTAATGGTGGTTCGCGCCGGGGATTTGATCTTGGCTTTGGCTCTGACGGCCTTGTCGGCCGCGGCGGCCATCTGCGCAGCGGTCGATTTGATTCGGCCAAGCATGGACCGCATGCCGTTTGCAAAACCAGCGCCGATACTATGACCGGCGCTATAAGCCGCTCCATATCCGCCATTTAAAGCGGACAGCGCCCGAGATTTTCCAGACCTTGCCGCACCAACCGCAGCGTTTAACCCGGCTTGCATTCCGGATTTAAAGCCGTTGCCGATTTGTGCGCCGGCCGAGCGAGCCGGAGCGATGGCTCCGCTAAAAGCAGACCTAAGCCGCCCCATGGCACCGGAAGCGGCACTGCCAAGCGCCCCAAGGCCTGCCTTTGTGATACTGACAGAGCCCTGCATAGAACGCAGCGAGCCAACCGCCGATTTGGCCGAAGACGCAATGCCTTTAACACCGGATTGTACCAATTTAACGGCGCCAGCCAAAACTAGCATCCCGGCACCGGCAACAAGCGCTCCAGCGCCAGCAACAAGAAGCCCCGCGCCAAGAACGAGTCCCCCAGCTCCGGCCAACAGTGCACCCGCTGCAAAAACCATCAGCGCCGCGCCGAGCTTTAGAATAGCCACAGCCCCAGCAGAGCCGTAGGTCACAAGCTGCGGAAGGGACTGTGCCACCATCTTGATGCCGATTGAGGCCATCAGCGCCCCGGCCCCCACAAGAGCCACTGCAATGCCAAAAGCCACCATGCCAAGCGCCCCAGCCGTTAACGCCGGTCCCAAAGCCGCAAAGACAATCGCAAGCCCGGCCACTACCACGGCCATAGCCGCCATGCATAAAACGGCGGGCGCTCCGGCATTGGCAAGGTTGATAGCTGCATTGACAAACAAATTAGCGCCCAGGGCTACCAGAGCAAATCCCGCGCCAACCATCAGCACTGCTGCCCCAAAGGCAAGTAGACCGGGTGCTGCACCGGTAAGGGCTGTGCCAATCAGCGTCGCGCCATAGGCCAATCCGGCCATGGCCGCCACCATACCGATCATAATTATAACGGCTCCGGGCCCGGAATCTGCGAGCAGCACCGCGCCTTTGGCCAGCATCAAAAATCCGGCCGAGGCCATCATCACAGAAGCCCCGACGGCTGCAATCGCAACGGCCGCTGCCATGATTTCTTTGGCGGAAGCAGCCGACGCTTCGCCCATCGCCGCTTCACCCGCAGCGGTTTCCGCCATCTTGGATCCAAGCTTAGCCTTAAGCGCACTGGCGAGGGTCGAAACACCGGAGGCCACAACTTTTATTTTGCTTCCGATGCCCGTTGCCACCTTCAAAAGACCAAAACCGATTGCTAACTTCGGCAGCAGATGGATGATCTTCGCGATGCCCTTTGCATGTCTTTTTGCAAATTCGCCAAGTGTCTTAAGCGCATTAGCCGCAATGGTCATCGCATCTTTAAATGTGTTAACCGACGCGGTGGACCCGAACGCCCCGTTTAACTTTCCAAGCTCGCTGCCGATTTTTCCAAAGGCCTCACTCCATACTTTGCCGACGCCTTTAAAGGCCTGCTGAGCTGCCGTGGCGTACTTTCCGGCCTTGGTGAAAAAGGATTGAAGCGATGCGGCAACTTTGTTGCCGTCGATCTTCCCGAAGGCATCTGCAATACCACTGATTGCCTTGATGCCGACAGCGGAGAAGGTGTCAAATGCGGGCTGCAGCTGCGTGCCGATGGTTTCTTTCAATCCATCCATCGCCTGCCCAAC